ATACTTGGCATTCTTCTTCATTTCTTCCATAGAATCACCAGCAGTAGACCATAGAGTGTTAACATCTTCTTTTAACTTCTCTATATCAAAACTTTCTTCCTCAGACTTCATTGCTTTTTCTAAATCTTTTGATTGTTGACCATGTGCTTTTACAGCCTTCTTCAATTGATTAGCAACATCTTTTACAGACGGTTCATCTTTTGAATCTAAGTCTTCGTCTTTACCTTTATACATTTTATCTAATTTATTAAAAAAGTCTTTCTTTTCCATATCAGACATTGAGCCGATACCTTTACCAGTCTTTTCTAATTCCTTTTTAAACAAATCTTGGTAAGCATTGTCTTTTAAATGCTTTTGCATTTCTTTAACGACTTCTTGTATGCTACCAGTTTTACTTTCTAAATAACTCATCTTTATTCTCCTTTTACTTTGGCAGCTAAGTCTTTGTCTGCACCACCCCAGGTTCCTGAGGATTTTGTTACAAATGAATTTACTCTAGCGTATGCCCATTGGTGCTGACTAGCACCTGGTCTATGTCCACCTTTCCAAGCGGCCATACCTCTATCGAAAACTTTTTTTAATATTGAATAAGGCATTCCTGATTTGTCTGCTTTCTTTTTTAAAGCTGCAAGGGATTCAAACATCTGTTTTGATGGATGTTCCTCGTTAATACCTAATTTTCTTTTTTCTTTATCAATTTCTTTTTGCGTATTCATCTCACCTTGTTTATCTTTTGCCTGTTTCATTCTACCTAATTGAACAAGTAAGTCTGAATATCTTGTGTATTTGCCCTCATCTAAAGTTTCTTTAATGCCTAATGACTTTAATCTTTTCTTAACTAATGGTCTTACATCTGACATATTTTTCTTACTAGCACTATATAAATCATCTAGTAATTCGTCATCAAAAATAAATGCCATAACTTTATTATCTGCACCTTTAGCTGGTTGTGGTTTTGACATAAAATCTTTTAATGCTTTTTTGGCCTTATCATAACCAGACATTTTCTTACCAGAATTATCTGTTACAATACCACCAATCATAGTGCCTTCAGCCTTAACTGTTGCCTTGTAAAAGTTTTGTAAGTCTGTAGCATACTTGTTAAGGTCTGCACCTTTACCATCAACTTTCATTTGTAAACCTTTAGCGTTAATAGTAAAACCTTTTTTTGCTAAATCAGTAGAAGCTTTTGACATATCAGCCATGTCTTTAAAAGTTACAGTCATCTTTTTAAACTCTTTAAGTTCTTCATCTACAACTGGTTTTTTCATCTTTAATAATTTATCAGCAATCTCATGTCCTTTTTTGATTGTCTTTTTCTCTAAAGGTGGTTCATCATTGTATTTCTTTTTAGCAGCTGCCATACCAATTGCATATGCTTTGTCTTTTGCCATTTCATCTAATTGTTCATTAGTTCTTTTTAAAACCTTTTGAACATCTGGATGATTTGATAAACCTCTTGCAATCTTTTCAATTGCCTTAACAGCACCTGAATAGTTACCACCTTTATATCTCTTATCATTTGCAACACCATATGCCATTTTGATTTGTTGTGAGGTATACTCTACCATGTATTGTTCAAAATGTTCAGATTGTTGTTTACTCATTTTATCTTTTAAATGTTTGTATGCAATACCAACTTGTAAAAGTGGTTCACCTGTTTCTGGATTTACCAACTTCTCTGTTTCTTTTTTTGCAACTTTGGCTTTCTCTGTTTCGGCCTTTGTTTTTAACATTTCAATTTCAGCTTCTTTTTTTTCTAATTCAGCTTTTAATTTTTCTTTGTCATCTTCTTTAGGTTCTTCTTCTTCTTTTTTATGTTCAGTATCTTTCATAATTGTGCCATCAGGCATTTTGTGATAACCTTTTTTTACTTCTTTTTCTTCTTCAATTTCTTCACCTAAAATAGCCTTAACATCTCTGACATTTAGTTTTAATGCTTTTGCAATTTCGGCTGCTGTCTTACCATCTTTTACCATAGCGTCAATCTCTGACATTCTACCTTCAGAAACTTCTTTTACATTTACAATAGAAGCGGCCATATCACCTGTTGCCATTGATACATCACCACTTGCTCTTTTGTATAAGAAAAATCTTGCCATGTTAGGGTTGCCATCAGGATACATTGTTACTTTATCTGTATTGTACTTGGCACTTCTACTCTTACTCTTTACAATAAATTTCTTAACAGTTGTACCTGACATAGTTGAATTATAAGTGATTGTCATTGAATCACCTTTCTTCAAACTATCAAATTTTTTACTATCAATTTTACCCTCAGTAATTTCTAGGTAGTCTTGTGTAGCTTCATCTAGTATTTCTACTTCTTCTAAATTTAATTTAACACCTGCTGGTCTAGGTATACCTTTTTGTATCATTTTTGTCATAGCCATAACAGATAAGAATGGTATATCTGCTTTGAATATATCTTTTAGACCACTATCTGGAATGTTTTTAAACATTTGTGATAGTTTGTTAGCATTTGCAACTGAAATCTTTTTGCCTCTTAATACTTCGTACTCTTTTTTAAGTCTAGCAATTTGAGATGGACTAAAATTTTCTTTTACTAATTCTTCATTTTGTTGACCAGGATTATGTGTTAGATAATCTGCAACCGAAGAAATATAATCTTTTGCTTTTGTAATTTTAGATTGTACCCATGCTTCTAATTCATCTGTATCATCTGATTTAGTCGATAACATATTAGCAAGGTCATTTGCTTTTGCTGAGATAGCTTTTAGTTCACCTTGTGCCATAGAGATTTCATGGTCATCACTTGCTTCAACTAGTTTTGAAATATGAGGAATGTTGGCGTGTTTAATCGCTAGTTGTGTTGGAATATCTAAATCTTTAATCATCTTTTTAATAGCAGGTGTTACATCTTTTGCCGTCTTCATCTGCCATGTTTTTTTGATGTTGTTAATCTGTGTGTCAGTCATTTTAGATTTTAAATAATCTGCTGACTCTTGTTTTGGGTTTCTTACCTGTTCCAGTAAGTCACTCATAGTTTGTCTATATCTACTCATTAGTTGTTTACCTTTGCTCCTGCTCTCCATTGATAACATGACCAATATCGTGCTTTAGTTTTAGGACCTGGATTATCGCAATTATGCCTTGCTCTAAACGACTTTCTTCTTGCCGGGTCATCTCGTTTAATACTTAAACCAGTAGTATCACCAAAAGAAACTTTGATAACATTACCTTTTTCGTTCTTCACATATACATAAAACTTCTTAGAACCACCACGAATTGGGTCATTAAGTTTGACTTTTTTACCTTGATACTCAGATTCGTATATACCCTCAGCTTCATGCTCGAATATGCACTCCTCACAAGAGTTATCAATGTCTTCGTATTCTTTAAAAGTTTTCATTATATCTTTTCAATCATCTTGGCAACAACTTCTTTTAGTTTATTTTGCCATTCCTCTTTATATCTTTCCCTATATTTATAAACGGTTTCTTCCGAAGCCGCCCATTCTTTAATATCTTTTTCATCAGGACTTGATGTTCTATCAATAAAACCTTTTATTTTTTTTACTTCAACACTCTGACCTGGTGTTACCCTTTTTGTATGGTCAGCGTAATCTTTACCAATTTCATATGAATCTGATATAAAACCTTCTACTTTTCTTGCGTCTTCAACACTCATACTTTCTGGAACACAGTTTGGTACTTGTTTACCGCCTTTGTTCTTCATACCTACTTGTTTATAACCTGTCCAACAAGCGTCTTGTAAATCTTTCTTCATCTCACCAAACATTTTCTTATACTTTTTAGTATGAATACTTGGTTTTGTTTTTGCGTCTTTGTCGCCTGGTGC